CATCTTTGGGTATTGACACCACATCGGGTAATTTAGTTTTAAACAATGAAAGTAACGCTCCCTTAAGTTTTAATACAAATGCTACCGAACGTATGCGTATCACTTCAGGTGGTAATGTACTAATAGGCACAACCACAGACGCAGGGTATAAGTTAGATGTTAATGGAACAGGAAGAGTAAAAGGACAATTAACTATTGAAGCAAATTCTGGAAGTATTTCAGGAGCAAGAAACGCATTATATCTTAAAAACACTTCTTCTTCAGGAAATCAATCAAACGTAATTGTTTTTGGTTCAGCTGGAACAGCAAGTACTTGGGAAATATTAAATGACATTAATGCAAACGGAACGACTACAAATCAATTAGATTTTATTAATACTGGAAATGTTCGTTTTACAATAGCTGCATCTGGAGCGGCTACTTTTTCAAGTACAGTTACTGCTTCTGGTGGTTTCTTTAATTCCGACATAAGATTAAAAGACTTAACAGATTACGATTACAACGTTTCAGATATCAAACCAATTACATACCTTTGGAAAGACGGTAGGGATAATAAAAAGCACGTTGGATATTCAGCTCAAGAAGTTCAAAAAGTAATGCCAGATGCGGTTAATGAAGACGAAAAAGGATTTTTATCTGTTAACTACGTTGAAGTATTAGTTGCTCAAGTGGAGTTATTGAACAACAGAATGGCTGAAATGCAAAAAGAAATTGAACTTTTAAAATATAAATAATGGCTTGGAGTAGTTTAGCAGATAATCAAATGGTAAGTTATGCGGATGCTTGGGATTGTGGTTTTTACTTCGTCTCGGGCAGAACTCCGCCAAATACAAATCAATGCGTTTCAAAAGAAGACGCTTTATATTACTTTCAAATAGGTAGTACCCCTTTGGCAAGTTATGCAAACAATCAATTGATTCCAAAAAGCGTTTGGGTTGCAACATTTTTCAGTCATTGGTATTATCAAAGTTATACAACAACAACTCAAACAACAAGCGGAACGGTAACTATAACGGGAACGGATGCTACTTTTTTGGCGAGAGCGGTTGTTATAGATGCAGGTGGAACTTGTAATACATCAATAACAATAAACGGAACGACAAGAAGCATATACAGACCAATTCCAGGGACAAGCGATTCTACATCGTTTACATTATCGCCTGGGACTTATTCATATTCAGTAACAGTAACTTCTAACGGTGGCGGTTTTGCCATTGCAGGTGGAATAGTTTATACACAATAATAAATAAATAAATAAAAATGAAAACAATTGAATCAATCTCAATTTGGGATAACGGACAAATACAGGAAGCAACTGTTTTAAATGCTTACGCAGTAAATGTATCTCTTGGAAATTCAGCTACATTTTACTATTCTTTACTATCTGAATCAATGCAACAATTAGCTCAAGGTAACTTGACTATGTCTGGAGAAGATTATACTGCTTGGGAAGTTGACAATTACGCTTGGGATTATATTGCTGAGCAACTTAATCTTACAATTACAGGAGATTATGTAGCTCCAGCTGTAGAAGAAGTTTCTGAAGAAGAAGTTTCTGAATAAATTCAACAACTGATTAATATTTTTCATACCTTTGTGTTTATTAACTAAAAAAATTATTATGAAATTAGATTTGAACTTTGAATTAAAAAACTTAGAAGGACAGCCAATTGAAAATGCTAATGTAGGTAAGTTAATTGCTAATACATTAATTTCAGAAACAAAAGGAGATGCGTTAAAGTATTTCGACTGGGCAAATAAACTTTATGCTGGTAAGACATTAGATATTGATTTATCTGATGCTGAAGTGTTAAAGAATTTTATCAAAAACCACGAGGGATTTACAGTGCTATTAAAAGCTCAAATCTTACCTTTGTTTAAGTAGTAGTAATAAAAAAAACCAGGGTGTATTAATTTACACCCTTTTTAAAATGAGAAGTTTAGATATAATAATAAATCGATGGATAAGTAGAAAACTTTTTGTTTTTCTTATAGGGTGTGCTGGACTATTTTTAGGTAATTTAGACTCATCTGATTGGGTTATTATAGCTACTGCTTATATTAGTATTCAAGGAGTTACTGACATTGTTGAGAAGCTATCAAAAAAATGAGTAACTTAGAAATAGAAAGATTGGATAGACTCGAGAGAAAGCAGCAAGAACTTGTTGAAGACTTAGCCATTGTTGGTAAAAATATTCACGACATAAAAAATGCTATCGTTGGTAATGAACTTAACAATAACCACGGTATGCTCTACAAAATAAACGAAATAGAAGACAGAGTAGAAGACCTTGAAGTATTTAAAAACGAAGTATCTGTTTACGTTAAACAATTTAAAGTGGTAATGCTTATTATCTTAGGTTCTTTAGGAACTATACTGATAAAAATATTCTCTAGATAATGAAACTAACTGAAAAAGGTTATGATTTAATTAAAGAATTTGAAGGATTTAGCGATAAGCCATATAACTGTTCAGCTAACGTCCCTACAATTGGGTTTGGCAATACATACTATCCTAACGGTATTAAAGTAAAGCTGACAGACAAACCAATTACCAAAGAATACGCTAATGAGATTTTTAAAGTAGTAGCTGATAAGTTTGCAGCCAACGTTTTAAAACTTGTCAAATCAAAGATATCTGAAAACCAACTAAATGCCTTAACTGCGTTTGCTTATAACGTAGGGATTGGAAATGTAAAATTAGGAATCCCTGGATTAGCTACAAGCACTTTACTTAAATTAGTTAATGAAAACCCAAACAACCCCGCTATAGCTAAAGAGTTTTTAAGATGGAATAAAGCGGGTGGAAAGGCTCTTAACGGACTTACTAGACGTAGAATAGCTGAATCAGCACTATACTTTACCAAATGAGATATTTAATCTTGCTATTACTAATCACTTCCTGCGCTTCAAGAAAAGTAGATATTTCTAAAACAACTACAGAATCTAAAGTCGATAGCTCAGTTGTGGTTAAGACTGACGGCACGTATGTGAAAAACAATAATATATTTATAGAGCAAACTATTGACGAGGTTGAGTATAAACCATTAGATAGTTTAAAGCCAATGATTATAGATGGTAAATCCTATACCAACACCGTTATAAAGTCGAAAAAGAATCGCTCTATTAAAACAGATATAACAAAAGAAATAGCTAAAACATCTTCTATAAAAAAGTTAAATGTAAAAAAAGAAGATTTTAAACAGGTAAAGAAAAAAGCCATAGATAAAAAAGTTAATTATCTTTGGCTCATACTTATACCTATTGGTATGTATATTTATAGACAAATTAAAAGTAAGTTATGGCTGTAAAACAAACAAGCGCAGAAAAAAAGACTAAAGTTAAGGTTAGTCGCCCTGGTGTCCACTCAAAATCGGGGAGTTCCAAACTAAAAACAAGTAAGAACTATAAAAAGCCCTACGCTGGTGGGGGAAGATAAACTATGAGATACAGAATAAACGAAACAATTGCGAAACAATTAGGACTTGAGATAAATAAATCAGGTCGTTACAGAATTAGTAAAGAACAAGAGAAAGAGTACTTTAAGATAAAGTCAGAAACAGACTCAAATAATTACCAATCTAAAAGTAATACTCACTTTACGGCTATAGCTGATAATGGAAGTTTAATGAATATCCAACAATATTGTGAGTATTACGGATTGGATTATTCTAAAATTAGAAGTTGGAAATTAATTACTCACTCTTCTGTTCCGTTTTATAACGTTGTTTTTTACGAAACATTTGAAGAAAAAGACGATACATTTAGAGAAGACCTTATTAGAGACTTACAACAGTACTCTCCTAAGTTTCCTAAATTAGAACGCATAGAGAATAACGATAGTTATCTATTGGTTATAGACCCTGCTGACGTTCATATCGGTAAATTATGTTCTGCCTTTGAAGTAGGAGAGTCTTATAATAACCAAATAGCAGTACAGAGAGTACTAAGTGGTGTTAGAGGTATATTGGATAAAGTATCTTCATTTAAGATTGATAAAATATTATTTATAGGCGGTAATGATATATTACATATCGACACACCTAAGCGTACAACTACAAGTGGTACACCTCAAGATACAGATGGAATGTGGCACTCTAACTTTCTAATCGCCAAGCAATTATATGTAGATACGTTAGAGATGCTGCTCTCTGTAGCTGATGTGCATTTCACATTTAATCCAAGTAATCACGATTACACGAATGGGTTTTTCTTAGCTCAAGTTATAGAGGCTTACTTTAAAAATTGTGAAAATATTACATTCGACTGCTCAATCGCTCATCGTAAAGGATTTAGATACCACAACAACTTAATTGGTACTACTCACGGAGATGGAGCTAAACAAGATTTACTACCGCTATTAATGGCTCAGGAGTTCCCGCTAGAGTGGAGTCAAACCAAACACAGATACATTTACACGCACCACGTTCATCATAAAACATCAAAAGACTATATTGGAATTACAGTAGAAAGTCTTAGAAGTCCGAGCGGTACGGATAGTTGGCATCACCGTCAAGGTTACGAACACGCTGCTAAGGCGGTAGAAGCGTTCTTGCATTGTAAGAAACACGGACAAATCGCCAGAATTTCCCATTTATTTATTCTAATGATTTCGTTTGTTTTATGGTAGGGATATATAAAATAACTAGCCCTAGTGGTAGAATTTATATAGGTCAAAGTGTAGAAATTGAAAGAAGATTCAATAGCTACAAAAGAATGTATGTAAAAAATAAAGGAGTGGTTAAACTTTACAGGTCTTTTTTAAAGTACGGAGTTGATAATCACATATTTGAAGTGGTTTGCGAATGTGAAGAGAGTCAACTTAATGATAAAGAAAGATATTATCAGGAGATGTTTGATTGTATTGGAATTAATGGATTAAATTGTAGATTAACTAAGACTAGTGATAAAAGTGGTAGAGCTTCTAAGGAAACATTAGCAAAAATGTCACAAGTCTCAAAAGGCAATCAAAATTGGTTAGGTAAAAAGCATACTCAAGAAACTAAAGATAAAATTTCATTAGCTAATACTGGAAGAAGATATAGTGATGAAATAAATATAAAAAAAGGAAGGAAAGGTAGAGAAAGTAACAGAAAGGGAATAATTTCTGAAAATCATCCACAAAGCATTAAAGTTATTCAATGTGATTTAAGTGATAATTTCATTAAAGAATGGAACTCGTTAATGGATATAAAAAGAGAGTTAAATTTCCATATAGGTAATGTTAGTTTATGTATAAACAATAAATTAGCTACTTATAAAGGCTTTAAGTGGGTTCGTAAATAAATATCTTTAAAAAACAAATGACACCGTAAAAGGTGTCATTTAAATTAGTATCTTTGATACGTTTCATAAGTTTTAGTTTTTTCTGGTTCTTTCGGATTGACCCCTATCTCAAGTAGGGGTCTCTCTATTTATACCCATTGTCTCTTAGACTCTATCTTTTCAATATATTCTTTCTTTATCGCAATTGCCTGTTCAAGTCTTTCTTTAATCAAATCTATCATAGCTTCGTCACGTTCAACGATAATTGTGTGATGATATACTTTATCATTTACTTCTAAATAATTGAAGAAATAGGCTCTTTTGCGGTCTGTAGCTAACATCTGCACCTGCATTTGAGCTACATATACTTTATCGATGTTCTCTTCAGCTACTAATCTAAAGAATTTCTTTCCTTTAGGGCATTTTATTTCTAAAATCGCATCGTCATCAACCAATCCGTCAGGAGACGCTCCAGCGTGTTCTCCGTAAGCAAAGAAGCTACAATTTTGTACGTTTAGATTTGGATGTACCTCTTTAAACTTAGCGAATGCAATTGGCTCTAAATCAATACCACGCTGCATATCTTTAGAAGTAAATCCTTCCTCTACTTCTCCATATAACTGCTCAATAGCTTTATCGATAGCATACGTCTCTCCTGTTAACCCCATACCTTTTATTCCTAATAAGTCAATAATCTTACTTGCTGTGAATTTCCCATATCTTTCTTTGTACCAAACTTCAGATCTCTGACTCCCTGCGGATGGGTTTGGCGAAAATGTGTCATAAACTACTTCTTTCCTCATAACTTTTAATTTCTTGTTTAATAATATCTCTAATAACTGGTTCTTTTATTGAATCTGAAAAGTTTTTTATATGTTCGATTACTCTTCTTAATTCGTTCACTTGTTGTGATAAATTATGGACTCTAGCCTCTAATTTTCTTTCTTCGTTACTCATATTATAAATGTTTATAGACTACAAATTAACACATTATACATTGAACTACAAAATATTAATGTTATTTATAATGTGTAAAAATAGTGAATAACTATTGCGTATTATATTTTTTATCTTTTACTTTGTCAAATGAAAAATGCAGAGATAAGTCAAATATTACAATATTGCGGTGTCAAAGTACATCGCTTATGGGATTTACCTCGTCCAAAATGGACTGAGGATGATTTTAACGAACTTAAACAACTATTATGGAAAAAAGAATCAGAGATATTATCAAAAGAGAAACAGGATTTGATATATCCCACAAAACAAGAAAACAAGAATATGTAGAGCTACGCTCACTATACTATGTAATACTAAAAGAGTTTGGATATAGTTATTCAAGAATAGCACGAACACTATCCAAAGACCACGGGACTGTAATACACGGAATTAATTATTACCAAAATATAAATTCAAAACAACTAGAGAGACTAAAACAATTAATTATTAAAGAACTATGAAAAAGTATGTATGTATTAAAGACTATGTTACATCAGAAGGAGATGTAGCTTTTAAACAAGGTAAGATTTACGAGCTTACTACTAACGGAATGTTATATTCTGAACTAATTGGAGTTAAATATTACTTGACTGAACAATTTAAGAAAGTCAATTTTAAGAGACACAAACCAGCAAAGTCATTTGGCGGAAAAGGATTATTTGATGCGTCAACCTGTGTCCCAACATCTAACGGTTTATGGACTGGAAGAATGATTGATTCAGCTGTATGGACTACAAATAATACTGGTAAAGAAGTTATGCGTATAGACGCTAACGGAAATATTGTAGACACAGTTGTTAGGTCGGTTATTAAGAAGTTTCAAGATAGGTCTAATGTTGGTATTGAGAAATACGGTACTACTTTAGATAGAAAAGACATCGACTTTGATGGATGGGCTGAACATTTACAGCAAGAGCTAATGGATGGTATTTTATATTTGGAGCGATTGAGAAATGAGGAACGCAGAAATAAGTAAGATATTATTTGAATCGAAAAATAAAGACTCTTACTTATGGGATTTGCCAAGACCGAAATGGAAGCCAATTGATTTTTATAATCTAAACCAAATAAAAAATGGTTATCAGTATAAAAACAAAAAGAAAGTACACGACTTTGTAGAGCTATCAGATAAGAGTCTTTCAATGCAGAGGTCACAATTGCATCTGATGAAACAAGTCAGAAGAAAATCAGATGGTAAAATATTTAGTGGAATGATACAGTTATGTAGAGAAACAGGAATTAATCGCTCATCATTATCATTAGCCCTAAACGGAAGACCAAACGCACCACAGAAATACATAGACGAATACGAATTTATATGAAACAAATGAGAACCCCCTTTGATGAATTATTTACAGTAGGGATGATTATGAAAGTTACCAAATTAAGCGAGACTACTGTAAGAAAAAGAATAGAACAGTTGGAATTATATCCAGCAGGTTTAAATGGTAAGGTTAAATATTACCACCACTCAGCAATAGAATACATTATTAATTTTGAACCTAATTTCAAATACTTAATTTTTGAATCTAAATTAAACTATGATAACTAAATTTGAAGAGCGATTCGGGTATATGCTATCCGATAACAACAGACTACCACATACTGCAACAATTAAGAAATACTTTATTGAGCGTATGTTAAACGAGGGATGCCCTAAAATATCGGTAGCAGAATACTTTGGACTAAAGCGAGATACTATCAATAAGATAATAAAGGCTGAAAAGTGTATGCACTATTTTAGAATAGCGGAGCTTATAAGTTCAGAGAATGTGGAGGATTTCAAAAAGGAATATCCTTATGAGAAACCTGAGAAATTCGTTGTAGAGAAAAATGCACCACGTTTCTCGTTATACGAGACAATAGCAATACTTAGAAAAGAACCTAAGTGTAAGTTATGGAATAAAGACTTTAGAAAATTTGATAACAAAGATTGGATTAAAATAAATAAACTATATGAAGCAAAGCCCACTACAGCGCATAATTAAAGTTATGAATTACTACTACCGACAAGGCGCTAATAAGGAATCGGTAAACAAAGTATATAAAAACATCTTAAAAAAGAAATATGGAGTATAGAGAACTAGAACAATTAGTAATCAAGTGGGCGGATAGTCGTGGAATATTTGAAAAAGGAAATCCGACAGCTCAAGCGCTTAAAACAGTTGAAGAGGCTGATGAATTAGTTGATGCAATAGATAAACAAGACAGAGAAGAAGTAGTCGATGCGCTTGGAGATATTTTAGTAACTATTATTATACAATCAGAAATGCAAGGT